GAGGGCCTTCTGGAACGTATCCCGCACTATGGGTTCTCCGGTGGTCGGGAGAATAACCGTTACGACCTCCAGGGCCTGGTAAAGCGCCTCGCAGAGATAGAACCGGATTTCCGTGATGCCCGCGAGCAAGGCAAGAAGCGGCGCAAGGCTGCCGCAATGCCTGGCTTGAAGAACCGCCAGAAGTCGAGCGCGAAGGCCGATAGCGTCGCCTAACGCCGACTGAGTTCAACCTTCCTCAACAATTCACCACGGAACAGCGCCTGTCGCTGCTCCTAACAATCTCCCTCGTCCTGATGACGCCAAACCCGAGAAGGAGCGCGACGCATGAACCTCAACTGCAAACCTGGCTACGGCCATCCTGACAAACGGAACCGCGATCGCGGTGACGTGAGTGCCCCGGCCTTCACTCAAGACTGGCGCTGCCAAGACTGTGGGAAGCTCCTGGGCAAGGGCAATGGCTCCCAGATGCATATCCGCAGGAAGCCCGCCGAATTTCTGGCGAGCTTCCCGATTACCGCGAAGTGCCCCGGCTGCGGCTCACTTAACGTGAAGAACAAGACCTAAGCGCGCGGCAACGCGCGCTCCCAACTCTCCCCGAAAACACAGAGGTGCATGACGCCCTGACTTGGCCACTAGGAGGCGCTGGACGCCCGGCCGTCAGGCAGGCGTCCAATGACCTCAACGTGGCACGGGATCCGTGATCACCTCGTCCGTTCTTCCAGCACGCTGGAATTTCAACGTAACTTTCAAACCATCCGTGGCTCGAGCAAGGCGCTTACGCCTTTCAGAGATCCCGCCGCACTGCTGGATGCACTGCACCACAGCAAGGCTCCCTCAGGCCGCAAGAATGCACTGCTGACCGCCTTGGTCGCTGCGTCACAGAGCGAGGGGGCGGCGGCGGATACTGCCTTGACGGTCATGCTATTGGCGCTTTGGCCAGCATTTGACGCAGTCAGACGCAGATCATTGTCGCGCCGACTGGGCACCGTCGAAGACATCACGTCTGAGGTGCTCGCCCGGGCGACCACCGCTATCCGTGATTTGGATCTCCAGCGGGTCACATGGATTGCGGCGACCATCCAGCGCAACATCGAACGCGATATGATCCGTGCGCGACAGCGTGAAGTGCTGTGGGATCGCGAAATCGCTGAAGAATATCGTGCTACTCGCGAAGGTAGCATCAGCGACGCGCCGGCTGCAGCCAGCAAAATATTGCTCCGCAATGACCTAGTCGAGCTGATCGGTACGGATGCGGCCCTTGTGATCCGCGTGGCGATAGACGGCTTCACGCAGGCTGAGGCGGCGGCGGAACTCGGCATCCCGATGGAGGCTGCGCGCAAGCGCTACCAGCGCGCAATGAAGCGGCTCCGCGATGCCTTCGAAAAAATCGACTGACCCGATGTCCCGTGCGGGCCCGGCCGTTGGCTTTCCCCATTCAGACGCCACCGCGCGTCCCAACCAAAACGGAAAGACAACACGCATGAAACATGATGCCGACTTGCCGCTTGAGGATCTGAAACGGCTCCCAGGGCTCTACCGCCGCTGGGAACTGACCGAGGTCTTCGAGCCGCATCGCAACTACCAGATTGAGGATGCCGGTACGCACGCCGACGGCACGCCGCTTCTGGCCATCTACGTCAGCGATCCCATGGCCGATGCCCAAGGGGAGGTGCGCTGATGACCCTCCCGATCATTTCTGCAGATGAGCGCCTTGCTCAAAGAAAGGGCATCAAAGGGTGCATTTTCGGGCGCTCGGGAGAGGGCAAAACCAGCCTTCTTTGGACGTTGAACGCGACGACAACGCTCTTCATGGACCTCGAAGCTGGGGATCTGGCGGTCGAGGGATGGGAGGGTGACACCCTGCGCCCCCGCACTTGGAAAGAGTGCCGCGATTTTGCCGTCTTCATCGGCGGTCCCAACCCGGCGCTGCGCGATGACCAGCCCTATAGCCTGGCGCATTTCGACGAGGTGTGCAGCCGGTATGGTGATCCTGCAAGTTTGAAAAAATACCATACGGTCTTCATCGACTCGATCACGGTGGCGGGACGGCTCTGCTTTCAGTGGTGCCGCGGGCAGCCAGAGGCGACATCCGACAAAACGGGCAAGCCCGACATTCGGGGTGCTTACGGCCTGCATGGCCGCGAGATGATCGGATGGTTGACCCATCTTCAGCACACGCGCGGCAAGCACGTCTGGTTTGTCGGCATCCTTGATGAAAAGCTCGATGACTTTAATCGCAAAGTTTTCCAGCCCCAAATCGATGGCGCAAAAACCGGGCTCGAACTGCCGGGCATCGTCGACCAGGTCATCACGCTGGCGGCTATTTCTGATGCGAATGGCCAACTTCAGCGGGCCTTTGTCTGCCAGACACTGAACCCCTGGAGCTATCCGGCCAAGGACCGTTCGGGTCGGCTCGACATGGTCGAAGCCCCTCATCTCGGCAGGCTTATGGAGAAGATCCAGAGCCCCGGCCGGCCCGCACCTCAGCGCCTGAATTACCCCGAGATCGACATCGAGGTGCCTCCGGCGCCGGTGTCGACCTCTCCCTTTAATCCCAGCACCAACTGAAAGGAGCGGCGCCATGTCCGGACTCTGGAACGACTTCAACTCCGCGCAATCCAACACCAACGTCATCCCGAAGGGCACGCTTGCCAAGGTGCACATGACCCTGCGCCCCGGTGGCTTCGATGATGCGAGCCAGGGGTGGACGGGAGGCTATGCAAAGCGCGGCACCACGGGGTCTGTCTATCTCGACGCCGAGTTCACGGTTCTCGACGGGCCATATGCCAAGCGGAAGATCTGGTCGCTGATCGGACTCTATAGTCCCAACGGCCCGAATTGGGCCAATATGGGGCGCGGCCTGCTCCGCGGTATTTTGAACTCCGCGCGGGGCATTTCCGACAAGGACAATTCGCCCGAGGCCCAGGCCAAACGTCGGATCAATGGCTTTGTCGACCTCGATGGGCTGGAGTTCGTGGCCCGCATTGATATCGGCAAGGATACCAACGGCGAGGAAAAGAACGAAATCCGCGCGGCCGTGACACCGGACCACCGGGATTACGCCACGCTGATGGGGGCAATCGCGCCTCAATATACGGCCCCGTCGGCACCGGGACACACGCATTCGCAGGCCCCCTCCGGGCAGCAGAACAACCAGCCTTCGGCCACCCCCGGCACTGCCGGGCGGCCGAGTTGGGCGTGAGTGCGGGGAGGTACGGTCATGCGCCTGCGTCCCCGTCAGAAGGCCTTTGTTGAGCGCAGCGTGTCTGCGCTCAACGCCCGCCGCAACACGCTTGGGGTGGCTCCCACCGGTGCGGGCAAGACGATCATGCTCTCGGCGGTCACCGGCGAGAGCATCAAGGATACCGGTGCCAAGGTGTGCATTCTGGCCCATCGGGATGAGCTGACAGCGCAGAACCGTGCGAAGTTCGAACGCGTGGTGCCGAATGTCGGCACCTCCGTCGTAGACGCCTACGAGAAGTCCTGGGGCGGCCAGGTCACTTTCGCAATGGTTCCGACCTTGGCGCGGCCCTCGAACCTCGACGGCATGCCGCGTCTGGATCTCCTCGTTATCGATGAGGCACATCATGCGGTCGCGGCAAGTTACCGGCGCATCATCGATCGCGTCCGCGACGCCAATCCAGAAGCGCGCGTGTTTGGCGTGACGGCAACGCCCAATCGGGGTGATCGTAAAGGATTGCGTGAGGTCTTCGATAATGTCGCCGACCAGATCAGCTTAGGAGAATTGATCGCCTCGGGCCATCTCGTACCGCCGCGCACCTTCGTCATCGACGTTGGCGTGCAGGACGAACTGAAATCGGTCCGAAAGACATCCTCGGATTTCGACATGTCCGAGGTTGCCAACATCATGGACCGCGCCCCCGTGACCGAGGAGGTGATCCGCCACTGGAAGGAAAAGGCGGGCGACCGGCAGACGGTGATCTTTTGTTCCACCGTCGAGCATGCTGCGCATGTACGCGATGCCGTCCAGGCCGCAGGCATCTCTGCAGCACTGATCCATGGGGAAATGCCTTCTGAGACCCGCAAGTCCGTCTTGGCTGATTACGCGGGCGGAAAGATCAGGGTCATCGTCAACGTGGCTGTATTGACGGAGGGCTGGGATCACCCGCCCACCTCCTGTGTCGTGTTGCTTCGACCGAGTTCCTACAAGTCCACCATGATCCAGATGGTCGGACGTGGGCTGCGCACGGTCGACCCCGAGGAATTCCCAGGCGTCGTAAAGACCGATTGCGTCGTTCTGGATTTCGGCACCTCGAGCCTGATCCACGGAACGCTGGAGCAGGATGTCGATCTGGACGGGAAGACTAGCTCTGGTGAGGCGCCTACAAAGGCCTGTCCGTCCTGTGGAGCAGATATTCCTCTGGCCAGCAGCGAATGCCCCATCTGCGGCGTTGCCTTCGACGAGGAGGAAGGTGGGCCCGGGGTCACAGCAACGCCCCTCTCGGGGTTCCTTATGACCGAGATCGACCTTCTGAAACGCTCAAGTTTCGAATGGGTCGACCTTTTCGACTCCGAGGAAGCGCTCATGGCCACGGGCTTCAACGCCTGGGGCGGTATCTTCTGGTTCGAGGGTCAGTGGTACGCGGTCGGTGGCCGGAAGAACGCGGCGACACGTCTTCTGGGCATCGGCGAACGCTCCGTGTGCCTCGCTCAAGCCGATGACTGGCTGAACGAGCATGAGACCGACGAAAGCGCGTTCAAAACGCGTGGCTGGCTGAACCAGCCCGCCACCGAAAAGCAGCTCAAGTACCTCTCGCCGGAGGCACGGAGCGATTTTGGCCTTACGCGCTACAAAGCCTCGGCTTTGATGACCTTTGGCTTCAACAAGCGCGATATCGGCCGTTTGGTTGAAGCAGCTGCCAGCGTTGGTCGGAGGGCAGCGTGAT